GCCCTTGGCGTGACTGCTGACGGCTCTATTGGCCCTGCAACCATGAAAGCAATCCAAGAAGCAGACGGTAAAGACTTGCTAGACAAGTTCAGCAACAGCAAAGAGGCGTTTTACAAGTCGTTGCCGACTTTTCAGACATACGGCAAGGGATGGCTCAAGCGTGTAGCTGACGTGCAAACATCCGCGTCAACTATGTTAGCGTGACTGCTGCCTAGCCATCTCACGCGCTTGCAAGCATAACTCAGCGTATTTCTTAGCGGTATCAGGATGCCATCCGCCCATCAATACGTCACAATTAACTTTTGCTCGATCTTCTCTGCGTGTTAGCTCGGTCATGCCGACCAAGTAAGTGCAAACAATAATCCCAAATAACGCTACTAAAATAACTACGCCATCTGTTTTCATATCACGTCTCCTAGTAATCCTACTGAATAACGGCTTAGTAAACGGAGCTGAAACTTCCGTAAGGCCATATTTTCAATCTCACTAACTCGACTACGGGAAATCCCTAACTCATCTGCAACCTCTTGCTGACTCATATAATTTTCATTGTTCTGTGGTTCAGGTACATAATCGTCGTAGTCGTCGTCCATTAGTAAGCACCTTTCTTCGGTGCGTTAATGGCGTGGCAGCAATATCTTTCGCCCATCTGCTTAATCATCTTCTTAGAATCTTCAACTTGCTTCTGGCGTAATAACTCGCATATCTCAGGGTTAAATCGCCCTGCCCGAATCATTTGCGTAATCATATTCTTGTCGGTATTATTCATAGCTGCTCCTTGTATTGACTTGTCGATAGGCTTGGATAGCCGTTCGCAAGTCTTGTTTTAATAATTCTATCTCATAAGTATCCTCTAAAATCCGAGAATACGCTTCTGTTGCAAATTCAACTAAATTGGCGTGTGACCAAGCGTAGAAATCAGGTTCGGTCATGGCGCGATAGCTTCCTTCATAATCTCAATACGCTCACGGCTTACCCGTAAGGTGTTGTACCTCATGTGCAAGCGTTCCATGATGGATGCTCGCTTGAGGCCACGTCGCTCCTCAATCAACATAATTAATACTTCAGACTCATTGAGCTGATTCAGTACGGCTTGCAGCTTGCGCCAACTTAGCGGTTTCATTTTCGACCTTTCTTTGTAATTCAATAGTTTCAGCAGTAATTTTCTTTAACGATCTAAGCGCAGCGTTGTATTGCCTTGCCCTGATCGTTTCCTCAGCCATTGCCGCCTTCAGCTTGGCTTTGTATTGTAATAACCTTTTCACTTCTCCCTCGCTTTCTGTAGTAATGCTCTAGCAAATTTATACACATCGCAGTATTCATACGCTCGATCTTCAGTAAAAATAAAACTTGCAATTTCTTCTATCTCCTTATCTGATATGTCACGCAACTTATAAAGTGGCGTCAGTTCAAACATGGGGTTTGGCGGCATTTCTTTAAACAACACGCCATTTTCAGACATATACGCTACTGATTCAGTCATGGTTCTTCTCCTTGGTTATTTACTGCAATACGGGCATCTAACCAGTATGGTTAGTATCTTTGACTTACAATGTACGCAAATGTAGCGGGTCATTTCTCCCTCGCTTTCTGTAAAATTTCTCTGATACATTCACGTTGTAACCATCCAAAATTATCAACATCAAAATACTGGTCGTACACTTCTTTGATTTCATCATCAGTTAATTCACGCAATTCAATTTCTTTAGATAGCCGATTAACTTCTAACATCAACCGTGCAATCGTAGCCTCAGCACTCTCTAGCAATTTAATTAACTGTTGTTCGTTCATGTCAGTTCTTCCATAGCTATTTCCGATAACGCTTTTTTATCCTTCAAGGCGCCCAAAATGCGCTCCTCAATCGTTTTCGTTGTGATCAGGATGTAAACCCATACGTCATGCTTTTGACCGCTTCTATGCAGTCTACCGATGGTTTGTTCGTAATACTCTAACGACCACGGCAGAGACACAAACACCATCTTGCATCCGCCATGCTGTAGGTTTAAACCATGCCCTGCCGATAGTGGGTGAATTAACAACAGTTCTATTTCGCCTGCGTTCCAGCGTGCAATTGACTGCGGATCATTGATTGTCTGTGCGTTAGGGTACTTACGCTTGAGTTCTGCCAGCTCCTCAACGTAGTTGTAAACAATAATGGTATTCGCCCGTTGGTTCTCATTCAGCAGCTCATCTAACATATCAAACTTATGGGTGCTAAACCAAATAGGCGTCTGGGTGACGTTCATGCGCCCAGGCGTATTGGACGCTGTTGTTTCGGTACTGTAAACAAACCCTGACGACATCTGTTGTAACTTCTGCGTAACAACGGCTGCGCTAACCGCCGTAATTTTTTCTTTACCAAACTGCACAACAAAATCCTTTTTCATCTTCTCATAATGGCTACGGTCAGCCATATCGCAACGCATCTCAACAACGTGTAGCGGTGGCAACTGATCAGCGTACTCGCCAGCATCTAGCACAAACGTCGCAGGTTTGATCGTGTGCATGACTTCAGGCAGCGCACCTTTGCGTGGCGCCCACTCACCAAAGTCTTTGTTCATTAGGATAAAATACTTTTGCATAAAAGCCCCTTTAGACCGCCCTAACAACTGTTGGTCGATGATTTTACATTGTCCGAACACATCTTCAAGGCCATTACTTGTAAACGATCCTGTCAAACCCCAACGTATTTTGATAGAGTCAATGACTTTATTAAGGGCTTTGAAGCGTGCGCCTGATGGATTTTTTAGCCTAGTCAACTCATCAAACACGATACCGTCGAAGTCCATGTCATCTGGCAACGATTGCAAATTGTCGTAGTTGGTCACAACCACCAAAGCCTTGGACTCAAACGCTTCCTTGCGTTGCTTTGGCGTACCTACTGCCACGGCTAACTTCATAAAAGGCGCCCACTTCGGCTGCTCGACAGGCCACACGTCGGTGCAGACACGCTTCGGTGCGATGACTAGCCACCGCGTTACAACGCCGTTGTACAAACAATCGTACATGGCGCGTAGCGTAATAGCCGTCTTACCTGCGCCAACAGGCGCAAGAATCATAGCACGGTCATGCTCGTACAAAAAATCAGCGGCTATCTCTTGGTAGTCGCGTAACCTTAACCCATTCATCTATCTGCTCCTTAGTCCATAAACAAGCATACTTTTGGGATAGCCCCGTTACTTCTTCCATAAAAAATTTCTGTAGGGCGGACACTTTACCACCCTTTGTTTTCAATTCTACAAACCACGTATCGCCATTAGGCAGACACGCAATCTGATCTGTCACGCCACGTTGGTTAATTGACCTAAACTTATAAGTCTTTCCGCCTATTGACATTACTGCCCACTTAAAATAAGATTCAATTTCTTTTTCATTCATGTAAAAAAGTTTAACACATAATTAAAAATGTATGTATAATAAAATTTCTAAACAAATAAACTAAAGGAAACTAATATGGCTCAACATTCAAATATCGTCGGTGGCTCAACTGCCAAAAGGGTTATGGGTTGCCCTGGCTCTGTAGCGCTATGTGCCAAGATGCCACCAAGACCAAGTAGCGTGTATGCTGACTTAGGTACATTACTTCATACGGCTATCTCACAAGTGCTAGACCAAGGTGTAACGCCTAAGTCTTTGCTAGGTATGAAGTATCAAGACCAAGTGCTGACGCAAGACCACATTGACAACAAATTACACGTTGCTTTAGATTTACTTGGCGAGATAGATCCTAAGTTAGAAATGGAATACGCCGTTGAGACTGAAGTCGGCTTTGGTGATTTCTTACCTGACGTGTTTGGCTCATGTGACTTGCTAGGCCGTATTGGTAATCGGGCTATTGTGCTTGATTGGAAGTTTGGCGATGGTGTAGCAGTCGGCGTAGAGGAAAACGAACAGCTCTTATTCTACGCAGCAGCAGCTATGCGTACTGAATCCGTCAAGTGGGTGTTTGATGGCGCAACAGAAATCGAGTGCGTTATCGTACAACCGCCATCTGTTAAGCGTTGGGTGACAACGGTTGAGCGCGTCAAAATTTTTGAGAATAATTTAGTTGCGTCTGTAAAAGAATCACAAAAGGCAAACGCTGGACTTAGCGTTGGTGATCATTGCCGATGGTGCGCTGCAAAACCAATCTGCCCAAAGATGACGGGTGCAGTTGATCGTGCGCTAAAGGATCAAATTATGAGCCTTGATGCTGATATGATAGGAGGCTACCTCAAGAATTGTGATCTGTTAGAACAATGGATCACCGATCTGCGAGCGTTAGCGCATCAAATGTTAGAAGCCGATAAGCCTGTGCCTGGTTGGAAGTTAGTCAATAAGCGTGCTACACGCCAATGGGCTAATGAAGATCAAGCAACAGATGTGTTAGCAAAAGTAATTCCCGAAGCTGAGTTGTATGTGACTAAACTCATTACACCAGCAGTTGCGGAAAAGGTACTCAAGAAGTTAGGCACTAAACTGCCTGACGACTTAGTAATAGCAGTAAGTAGTGGTAGCACGTTGGCACGGGAAGAAGATCCCCGTCCAGCCGTAGTACAAATCGGGAAGCAACTTGTTGCAGCCCTTTCTAAAATCCAATAGGAACTAAACTAATGTCAAACATAACCACGTTTTCAGCAGCAAATCTACCCTCTGTAACTTCATTATCGACAGCACTCCGTGCTTTAGAAACCGATGTTGGCGCAGCAGGTGTTGTCATCCTCAAGATGGACAAGACAGGTCATTGGGTGTTCGGTGCAGATCAGACCGAAGTCGAAGATGACTCTACATGGGCAGTCAATCCGTTCTCATTCGTGCATGGTTTCATAGCTTGGGGCGACGGTGAGGTTCTCGGTGAAAAAATGGTCAGCGTAAGCCAGCCATTGCCTGAGTTAGATGCAGCGCCCCCAATGGCTCGTAAGGGTTGGGAGACTCAGGTAGGTATGTCTATGAAGTGTTTAAGTGGCGAAGATAAGGGTATGGAAGTACGTTACACCACAACTTCGGTTGGTGGTAAGCGTTCTGTACAAGCCCTTGCAGTTGCCATCGCTACGCAAGTAGATACAGATCCGAAGTTGCCTGTACCGATTGTTAATCTTGAGAAAGAGCATTACAGTCACAAGTCTTATGGTCGCATCTACACACCAATTTTTAAAATTGCTAGTTGGATGAGTATGACTGACGAAGCTGGTACACCAGCAGAAGAAACCGCAGTTGCAGTAGAAACAGAAGCAGCAGCGCCTGTAGCAACAGCGCGTAGACGTCGCAGCTAAAGAAATGGGGCTAGTCTGTGAGTATTCAGTCTAGTACACACAAGTCGAAGAACTAAGAAAACCGACTAGCCCCACCTATAAACTAAACTAAAGTAAACTAAAAATGGACACTAAAATAAGTAAAGCCGCATATAAATTAGCGCATGAATTAGAAGATAGTGGATATGAATCTCACGCAGCTATGATAAAAATTTTATGTCAAGAAATGTCTAAGTTAGATACGTGTTTTCTACGCCTTGGCTCAAGATTTACTATTGCTAAACAAGAAATTAAAAAGTTAAAAACAGAAAATGAAGTTTTAAAAAATCAATTGCTTAGTAAACAATTTTACGAAGTAAACCCAAAGTGACAATTCTATATATTGATTTCGAGACACGCTCACGCTGTGATCTACCCAGCCGTGGCGTCTATAACTACGCAAGGGATGCCAGCACGTCTGTGCTTTGCTTATCTTTTGCGTTTGATGATGAGGAAGTGCAGTCGTGGCTACCTGATCAAGAGTTCCCTTGGCGGATCGTTGACCATATCATTTCAGGTGGTCAAATACGGGCGCATAACGCCGCGTTTGAGCGCTTGATTATGTGGTACGTCTTGTGTCCAGACAAAGGAATCCCAGAACCCAAGCAGGAACAGTTCTATTGTACAGCTACTCAGGCGCGTGCCAACTGTGCGCCAGGTTCGTTGGATGATGTTGGCAGATTCGCAAGCGTGAATATGCGTAAAGACCACCGTGGCAATCAACTGATTCGCTTGTTATCTATCCCCAAAGCAGACGGTACGTTCAATAATGACGTGACGCTCATGGCTGAGATGGTTGCTTACTGCGAGCAGGATGTTCGAGCCATGCGTGCGATTAGTCAGGCCATGCGTCAGTTGTCCGATGATGAGCTGATGGATTATCATGTGAATGAGAAGATTAATGACCGTGGCGTATTGTTAGACAAACCCCTAGCCGAGTCAGCAATCAAGTACGCAAGTGCAGAGTTAATAGAAATAGAGAATTTAGTAGCAGAATTGACAGATGGTGAAATATTAAGCGTGCGGAGTCCACGGATGCGTGAGTGGGTTCTCGCTAGAGTTGGCGATCAAGCCAAGAAGTTAATGGAAAACTATAAAGATGGTGACAAAAAATATTCGATCGATAAAACAGTTCGAGCTAATCTACTTGCTTATTCTGAAGAAAATCCCGATGAAGTACCACCGCAAGTTGCGGATGTTATCCAATGTGCGGACGACCTATGGGCATCGTCTGTTGCGAAATTCAAACGACTAAAGGAGTTAGCAGATGAAGAAGATAACCGAGTTCGTGGAGCATTTGTCTTTGCTGGTGGCGCAGCCACAGGTAGGGCGAGTAGCTATGGCGCCCAAGTTCACAACTTTACCCGAAAGTGTGCCAAAGAACCTGATGCCGTTAGATCCGCTATGGTTAGAGGCCACGCAATTGTCCCTGCCTTTGGACGCCGAATTACCGATGTACTCAAGTCAATGCTCCGACCTGCCCTTATATCCGAACGGGGAAAATCATTAGTCGTTGCCGATTGGGCAGCCGTTGAAGCACGCGTCAACCCGTGGTTGTCTAACTGTTCAGCAGGTGTTAAGAAGTTAGATCTTTTCCGTACTGGTGAGGATGTTTACAAGGTCAACGCTAGCGCTACGTTCCATGTGCCTGTTGATCAGATCACTAGTGAGCAACGGCAGATTGGCAAGGTACAAGAGTTAGCGTGCGGATTCGCAGGCGGCGTGGGAGCGTTTGCTGCAATGGGTAGGGCGTATGGTATTTTGTTACCCGAACCTGAAGCCAAGCGCATGGTTAATGCGTGGCGTCTAGCGAACCCGTGGTCAGTACCGTACTGGCAAGATCTTGAAAATGCGTACACAAGGGCGATGCGTAATAAAGGACATGAGTTTAGCGCAGGCCGTGTAACCTATCTTTTTGATGGGCAACATCTATGGTATGCACTACCGTCTGGTCGTGTGTTATGCTATCCATTCGCCCGATTAGATCAAGATGGAGTCAGTTATGCCAAAGCATCATGGAAGCCAGCAGCCGACGCTAAAGAGTGGCCAAGAGCAAGACTGTGGAAAGGTTTGGCCTGTGAAAACATTACACAAGCAGTCGCCAATGACTTACTGCGACACGCTTTGCGATGCTTGGACGATGTGGTTTTGCACATCCATGATGAAATTGTGGTCGAATCAGCAGAACCAGAAATAGCAGTACAAAAAATGAAAGACGTTATGTGTACCCCACCCGCATGGGCTGAGGGATTACCCTTAGACGTTGAGGCAAGCATCATGACGCGTTACGGCAAGTAAAAAAAATCCCCTAGATGGGCTAGGGGATAATTAATTCACGGAAGGAAACACAAAATGCACAACTTTTTAGAGTTTATCACACAATTAGCTCCCAATGGCGAGACTGCCCTCATTGTGCGCCAAAAGCCACAACTGAAGGACGGTGAGTTGCAACTGCACGCTGACGGCGCTATCAAATGCACATGGCCTGCTTATCTGCCTACGCATAAGATGAAGGACGGTGAGGCGTGGTATATCAATACGGCGTCATTTATCATAGACCGATTCGAAGATGGGCGCATATCAGCGTCTGCAACCAACTGCGAGTTTGTTTTGTTCATGATGTTAGATGACATTGGCACCAAGTCGAAAATACCGCCTCTTGCGCCGACATGGATTCTTGAGACATCGCCTGATAATTTTCAGTACGGCTACGCTTTCTCGGAGCAACCCACCAAGGGTGAGTTTACGGCAGCGGTGAAAGCCATTGCTGCGGCAGGATTTACTGACGCAGGCGCTACCAATGCAGTTCGAAACGTGCGTCTGCCAGACTCGATTAACCTGAAGCCTGGGCGTGATAACTTCAAAGCTAGGCTAGTCGAGTTCCACCCTGAGCGTGACTTTACATTAGACGATATCTGTACGGCGCTCAATGTGACGCCTGCGCCTGCTGATACGAACCATTACGCGCCAATCAGATTAGCCGACAATGGTGGCGACGATGTGTTAGCATGGATGAATGATCAAGGCATGGTATTGTCCAAGATCAATGGCGAAGGGTGGCTTTCAGTCACTTGCCCTAACAATGCCGAACACACCGATGGCAACCCCGAAGGTCGGTACAAACCCTTAGATCGCAGTTATTGCTGTTTACACTCGCATTGTGTCGATTTCGGCAGCCAAACATTCTTAGATTGGGTTGCCGCCAATGGTGGCCCCAAAGTTACACATGGCCTACGTGACCAACTGATTGCTGAGGCGATGACCGTAGCGCTTGCTAAGATTACCCCATCCGATATGTTTACCGATGACGCTGACGCTAAAATTGCTGAGGTCGAGCGTAAAGAGTTAGGCCGTGTCGAGAAGTCCAAGTGGTACGAACGGTTCGCTTACGTGCAGGATGATGAGTCTTATTTTGATATGCAAGACAGGCGCGAAGTGTCGAGACAGACGTTTAATGCTCTATTCCGTCACATCAAGTGTATGTCAATCCATGCGCCTACCACCAAGGTTGAGGCATCTATCTGCTTTGACCAGAACAGACAAACGATGGGCGCTAAGGCGCTCGTGGGGATTACATACGCTGCGGGTGAGACTGTACTCGTAGCCCGTGACGGTGATTTATATGGTAACCGTTGGCGTGACGCTAGACCTGACGTGTCAGGCGTGGCCGTGTCCGAATCGACAATAGCGCCCTGGCTAAATCATTGCCGTGAGTTAGTGCCTGAGGCTGCCGAGTTAGAACACCTGCTTGACATCATGGCCTGTAAAGTCCAACACCCGCAAGTAAAGATTAATCATGCCGTGCTGCACGGCGGCGATGAGGGTAGCGGTAAAGATACGATGTGGGCGCCGTTCATTTGGGCAGTCTGTGGCAGTCACCTCAAGAACCGTGGCATCATGGATAACAACTCAATTAATTCACAATGGGGTTATCAATTAGAGTCTGAAATACTTTTAATCAATGAGTTAAAAGAACCCGATGCGTCCGCCCGTAGACAGTTGGCGAACCAACTCAAGCCAATCATCGCTGCACCGCCTGAGATGCTACCGATTAATCGTAAGGGTTTGCACCCATACCAAATGGCCAATAGACTGTTCGTTCTTGCGTTCTCAAACGATCCAGTACCTATCTCGTTAGCGTCGCAGGATCGTAGATGGTTTTGCGTATGGTCAGCAGCGCCTAGGATGGATGCTAAAGTAGCGCAAGCGTTATGGGCGTGGTATCGCAAGGGCGGGTTTGAATCTATTGCTGCATGGCTACACGCTCGTAATGTGACTAAGTTTAATCCAGCAGCAGCGCCGGCCATGACAGAATTTAAGGCCAATTTAGTTGAACATGGTATGAGTATGGCTGAGTCCTTCCTCGTGGAGATGCTGCGCGCCCGTAAGGGTGAATTTGCCAAAGGCGTGATTGGCTCGCCTTTCCATTCGCTGTGTGATCGTTTGGTAGGATTAGCGCCTAGCAACGTGAAGGTACCACAGGCTGCTTTGCTCCATGCCTTGAAAGAAGCCGGTTGGATAGATTGTGGGCGTATCAAATCACGCGAGTTTGACACGAAGAAGCACATTTTTGCTGCGCCTGAATTAGCGACTATCCTAAGTAAGTCTGAGCTGCGCCGCGCGCTAGAGGATGCGCCTACGGCGCAGGTAGTCAATACCAAATGAACCAAAAAATGGGAGCGTTTGCCTGCAAAAAACGGGAGCGTTTGCCTGCAAAAAATGAGAGCGTTTGCCTGCAAGATTTAAAATGAAGTAGCTCCCGCGCGTGGCGTGGGCGTCGGCCGGCAGCTGGTCGGCAGCTGGTCGGCAGCTGGTCGGCAGCTGGTCGGCAGCTGGTCGGCAGCTGGTCGGCAGCTGGTCAGCCGGTCAGCCGGTCAGCCGGTCAGCCGGCAGCTGGCGCCAGGCGTAAAAAAACCCCTAGGGATTAGCTAGGGGCGGCGGGTTAGTGGTTAACTAAAGATCTAACCAATAGGCCACAATGCCGGCCAATACAAGGCCAATTAAAATAAATATCATGTGGTTATTGTCCCGTTATATTTGCGAGCGAATAGCTGCGCTGATGTTTTATCATTAAAGCGAATAGAGTAATCCTCGCCCTGGATCGTGTAGTGAACTATATACATGGTTAATCCTTTGCAAAATTGGCTTTAAACTCCCATTGTGGGCGCGTTTGTTTGGCGTTTGCTACCGCATCCCTACACGTTTTAAAAGCATTGGTACTCCATGCGTACCATAACCCGTCACGTTTTTTATAGTAAACGTGGATTTTACGTTTATACACTTTAAAATCCGTTGTCATCTTAAAACCCTCCCGTTTTGTAGATATAAATAAGCGCAAGGCCAAGGCCAAGCGCAGCCATGAAAAGGCCGCCTAATAAGTAATCAATAAAAGTCTTCATGGTTTAACCCTTAATAGTTTACGAATAAAATACTGTCGGCAGTTTCACCCACTACAGTAGTATGTTCCTGCAAGTGATCTAAGACTAGCTGGCGTATAGCTGGATCGTCACCTAGATCAGCAGCGCTTAGGTCAATTCTGTAACCTAGGGCGATACTCAATGGCTTATCTTCTGTCACGTCACAACAGAGCGCGATGACATCCAGTTCCACGGGTTCGCCACTATCGCGCTCGTAATCTTCACAATGCTCAAATAATGCTTGTAAACCCTCATAAGTGAAATTATTAGGGCGGATAGACATAAAAGCATCGTGAAAGTCAGTAAAATTAACAGTTTGGTACATGTTTAGTTTCCTTTTCGATTAGATTAGTTTATTGGCCAAATGTTAGCCCTATAAGCGCCCTAGGTAGAGCGCTTATAAGATAACACTAAGCTGCTGCAGCTGCGGTATCGCCTGCGCTTGTATCGGGTAATAGCTTTAATAACTCATTATCCATCATGGCGCCTGCCTGGTTTACCGCATCGGATCGGATCGGCATGATCACGCCCGCAAAATTATCAACGCCAGCTAGAGTGACCAGGGCGCCGCTTGTACCGTTTTGGTATAAATTGACGGTATTAGTTTTACTACCACCTAGGGCGTGTTGAACTTTCAAAAATTGGACCATGTACTCATAATTAAAGCTGGCCGCCTCGCCGCTTGTTTTAAAATTGCATACCCGCCGATAATCGGGAAATGATCCCTCAATTTGCTGGAATACTATTTGAGTCCCGCCAGGAATAACAATAGTCCAGCTCGCATGATTGATAGGGCATTTTGTGATTGTTAGCTCAGGATCATAGGCCCTGCTAGGTGACTTAGGCAGATTTTCGATTACTTCCCTAGGGATGATCAAAGCGCTTGCGCCCTGGTTATCTTGGCTAGGATGATTTAATAATCCCATCTTATGGCCGCACGTTGCGACCAGGCGGGTAGTAGTTTGGTTAAATTCCACGAATACGCCACAAAGATAAAACCTAATATCTTGCTTGGCTGCTAGGTTTAACATGGCCTTAAGCTGCGATTGTTTAATTGAGAATTGCATTTTTTAGATTCCTATAAGTTAGTTTAGTTTATTGATCGTTAAAATAACAATCCAATAAGCGCCAGGGCGGGGGCGCTTATTAGCTTATTACTTAGGCAATATGCAGCCAGGGAAAGCGCGCGCATGATCTCTTAATTGATCCATAAATTCCATTTTAATATCGCCATTGCCACCAAAAAAATCAGAGTTTATATACATTCCTTGATCATAATCATAGGCTTCTAATACTGATTTACGATCAAGTTTAGATCCAGGGAAAGCATATTCTAAATGACGATCTACGTCAACCATAATAACTACGCCATTGTATTCCGCAGCTGCGATACGCTGGCCTTTTTCGGAATAATGGCGGCCTGTATTAAAACTAATGATTTTATCTATTTGCATGATGATTTCCTTAATTTAAGATTAATTGAATTATTGCTGCGATTAATGGGGATGATACTAGGATAGTGATTAAAAGAATGTCGAATTGTCGCATGATGTTTTCCTTTTAAGATGCCAGGCGCTGCGGCCTGGCGGGTTATTTAAAATTGTGTTTCGAGTAATTCGATTACAAGCGCATCATTTTCGGATTCGATAGCGCCTACAATTGCATCGTTTTCAAGCGCGATATTGTGGTCAATTGTCAATTCGCTACACTTAGATATAAACTCATTTAATGTCATTTTGTGTTTTCCTTTAGTTTCGTTTACTTGTTTTTTGTTGCGTACTGCCCGTTTAGTTTATCGCATAATTTTGACTATTGCAACGAATTTCGTTACAAATACAACAGAAAAACAAAAATAATTATTTGTGGATAATTGGCGTTGTCCATGTGGACAATAGTTTGGACAATGCGAATTGGCGTGAAAGCATTACCGGCTCTCAATGTGGATAATGTGGATAATTATATTCAACTGATTCTAAGAATTAAAATATACATATATAGGGTTGCTATTGTAGCTCTTGAAAAGTACTTGTCCAAATGGCCCATGTTGTCCACGTTTGCCCATGCCCTTTTGTTGCCGGCTTTTTCCCCTTTCCCTTTTGTGGATAATGTGGACTATTAAATTTTACTTGTCCACAATGCCCACAATAACAGCGCAACGCATCAATTAAAAAGCCATTGTCCACAATGCCCATGTTATCCACGCCAATAAAACGCCCTAGGAAAAACGCCCACGTCATGCCGCCGCTGCCGCCGGCTTTCCTGCTGCAAGCTGCGGCCGGTCGGCCGGTTGCTGCTGGCCGGTCGGTTGCTAGCCTGCGGTCGGTCGGTTGCTGGCCTACCGGCCGGCGGCCATTTTGATGGGGGGGGTAGGGCCGGCGACCGACCGGTCACGCTGCCGGAGGGTTTGCTCAAACTTTTTATTTTTTTATAAAAAATCTATGCTAATATTCCACCATGTTTGATAACTTTCATTCCTATGTGTATGAGCCACGCAAGCTAGAAGCTACCGAGGCTAGACTGCAACGCATCTACGACGCTGCCAAGTTAGGACTTAAAGGCGACACACTCGCCTTAGCTGCTGGGATGCGCCCTACCGAATACCGACAGCTCACCATGTTAGACCCCATTGCGGAGTACGCTGAACAAAAAGGCAAAGCCGATGGCGAGATGGAGTTATCAGCGATACTGCACAAAGCTGCTGCTGATGGCGACGCTAAAGCTGCGCTAGAAATTCTTAAGCATCAGCATGGCTGGGTAGCTAAACAACAACTGTCAATAGATGTTGAGCAGCGCATCTCGATCACAGCCGCACTCGAACAAGCCGAAACGCGTGTAATCGAAGGCGTGTTCAAACAAGTGGACGACACAGAACTTGCGCCAGTACAACTTAAGCAGAAAGTTGCTTGACTATGATTTGTTTTCGTGAAACAATTGTTTCATGGTTAAAACAACTTGTTCTAAATGCACGCTACCTAATGACCGACTACCGCAAAGATATTGCCGTGTTTGCCACGCAACCAATATGCGCGCCTGGCGACCTAAGCATAGCGAACTACCTGAAGAAGCACGCAAAAAAGCTAACGCCAGGTCGTATGTCAACACTTATGTTAGACGCAAAAAAGTTGAGCGAAAGCCTTGTGAAGTATGCCAAAACGAAAAAGCTGAAAAACACCATGAAGATTACAACAAACCGCTTGATGTTAAATGGCTGTGTCGCAGTTGTCATTTAGCCCATCATAAAATAACATAATGCAATCCACTATCTACTCAGCGCAAGACGAACAAGAGTTAATGTCCCGCCTGTGGAGTCCTGCGATTAAGGACAATCCGTTAGCGTTTGTGATGTATTGTTATCCGTGGTCGCAACAGGGTACGCCGCTTGAGAATTTTACAGGGCCACGCAAGTGGCAACGTGAGATCTTACTGGACATCGCCGAACATATTAAGCAGAACCAAGGCAAGCTGGACTTCGATGTGTTACGAGAAGCGGTAGCGTCTGGGCGTGGAATTGGTAAGTCAGCGCTAGTCTCATGGCTAGAACATTGGATGTTAACGACACGGATAGGCGCAACCGTCATCGTGTCGGCTAACTCGGAATCGCAGCTGCGCAGCGTCACCTGGGCGGAGATAACTAAGTGGCTATCCATGTCAATCAACAGCCATTGGTTTGAAGTATCAGCCACGCGAGTGATGCCAGCCAAATGGTTGACTGAGCTAGTCGAACGGGATTTGAAAAAAGGCACACGGTATTGGGGTGTTGAAGGACGGCTGTGGTCGGCGGAGAATCCTGATGCTTACGCAGGGGTTCACAATTACGACGGCGTAATGGTTATATTCGATGAGGCGTCGGGTATTGATGATTCTATTTGGGCGGTGACATCTGGGTTCTTCACAGAGAATACGCCCAACAGGTTTTGGATGGCGTTTAGCAACCCACGGCGCAATAGCGGGTATTTTTATGAAGCGTTCCACTCCAAGCGGGAGTTTTGGAAAAACCGCAACATCGACTCGCGCCAAGTCGAAGGTACAGACAAGAACGTCTATGAGCAGATCATCGCTGAGTACGGCTCCGACTCGGTGCAAGCCCACGTCGAAGTGTACGGTATGTTCCCGAACGCGTCCGATGATCAGTTCATCAGCGTCAACACAGTTGAAGAAGCGATGCAACGGGAAAAGTACAAGGACAATACTGCGCCTATCATCATTGGGGTTGACCCTGCACGGTTTGGGTCGGACTCAACCGTCATCGCTGTCAGACAAGGGCGGGATGTCATAGCTATCAAGCGGCACAAGGGTGACGATACAATGGAAACTGTTGGGCGGGTGATTGAGGCCATCGAGGAATATCAGCCAGCGCTAGTCAACATCGACGAAGGTGGGCTAGGCGCAGGAGTAGTAGATCGGTTAAAAGAGCAACGCTATAAGATCAAAGGTGTTAATTTTGGAAATAAAGCAAAGAACAGTATGATGTATGGTAACAAACGGGCGGAAATGTGGGGCGATATGCGAGAATGGCTCAAGTCAGCCAGCGTGCCTACGGATCGGTACTTGAAAAGTGATCTAATCTCGCCCATGATGAAGCCTGATAGCAAGGGGAGCATCTTCTTGGAATCAAAGAAAGACATGAGATCAAGAGGGCTAGCGTCACCAGACGCAGCAGACGCTATTGCATTAACTTTTGCTTTTCCTGTTGCACATCGGGAATATAAGGGTATAATCCGAAAGAATACGTACCAGAATCAAGGTGCGGTCTCTAATTCTTGGATGGGAAGTTAGATGGCGACTAAACACAGCAAACCAATACCGCGCACAACCACGGGTAAGGGTAAGAACTATAACCCAACTGATAAGGGTGCGGGGATGACCGCCAAAGGGCGAGCCGAGTACAATGCAAAAAACAACAGTAATTTGAAAGCACCTGCACCGAATCCGAAAACAAAAGCAGATGCTGGTAGAAAAGCATCGTTTTGTGCGAGAATGTCAGGAGTTGTTAAACACGCTAAAGGCGACGCTCCTCGCGCTAAAGCATCTTTAAAGAATTGGAACTGTTAATGGCAACTAAACCTGGACTTTATGCTAATATTCTTGCTAAACGTGCAAGAATAGAAGCAGGATCTAAAGAAAAAATGCGTAAAGTGGGCAGTAAAGGTGCGCCAACTGCCAAAGATTTTAAAGATTCAGCTAAAACTGCTAAGAAAGGCAAATGACCATGCCGTTAAAAAAATCAGCTAGTCCTAAAGCATTTCGAGAAAATGTTAAAGCCGAGATAAAAGCAGGCAAACCCGTCAAACAAGCCGTGGCAATAGCGTATGCTACCAAGCGCAGCGCAGCTAAACCAGCAGGCAAGATGAAAAAATAATGGCATACGACCAAACAAACATGAACCTTGTCGGTAAAGTAGCCGACGTCGGTAGCAACCCAACAACCAATGAAGATCCAAAGGATAAGTTATCTACGATGCGCTCACGCTTTACAGCAGCGTTGTCAGCGTATAGCGAATCCCGCGAAGATGAATTAGATGACCTTCGATTTATGGCTGGTTCTCCAGATAATCAATGGCAATGGCCTGCTGACGTATTGGCAACTAGAGGATCTGTTCAAGGACAGACCATCAACGCTAGACCTTGCCTCACTATTAACAAACTGCCTCAACACGTCAGGCAAGTTACTAACGAACAACGTCAAAACCGACCCTCTGGAAAGGTAATTCCTGCGGATGATAAAGGCGACGTCGAAGTTGCTGAAATTTTTGACGGCATGGTGCGTCATATTGAATACATCTCAGATGCAGATGTAGCATACGATACAGCTTGCGACAATCAAGTCACCTACGGTGAAGGTTATATCCGTATTTTGACGGAATATTGTAACGATACAACCTTTGATCAAGACATCCGTATTGGCAGAATCCGTAACGCTTTTAGTGTTTACATGGATCCAATGATTCAAGATCCATGCGGATCTGACGCTGAATACTGCTTTATTACCGAAGATATACCAAAAGCTGAGTACGAAAGACAATTTCCAAACGCTGCGCCAATCTCATCCATGATAGCGCAAGGCGTAGGTGATTCGTCACTTAGCCAATGGATAAATGAAAATACAATCCGTATTGCTGAGTATTTTTACTACAAACATACCCCTACTAAGTTAAATCTGTACCCAGGCAATATGAGCCATTTTGATGGCTCACCTGAAGATAAACAGATGAAAATGATGGGTTTAAAGCCAATCAAGAGTCGAATGGTTGATGTTAAAAAAGTTATGTGGATGAAAACCAACGGCTACGAAGTGTTAGAAGAAAGAGAATGGGCAGGCAAGTGGATTCCTGTTGTTCGAGTAGTTGGTAACGAATTTGAAGTGGATGGTCGTCTGTATGTGTCAGGCTTAGTGCGAAACGCTAAAGATGCTCAACGGATGTATAACTATTGGGTTAGCCAAGAAGCTGAAATGCTAGCTTTGGCACCGAAAGCACCGTTTATTGGTTACGGCGGTCAATTTGAAGGATATGAACAGAACTGGAAAACGGCTAATACGACTAACTGGCCTTATTTAGAAGTTAATCCAGATGTAACGGACGGCGCAGGCGGGGTATTACCATTACCGCAACGCGCTCAACCGCCAATGGCATCGAGTGGGCTATTGCAAGCAAAAGCTGGCGCATCCGATGATATTAAGTCTACCACAGGCCAATACGACTCGAGCTTAGGTGCCACAAGCAACGAACGCTCAGGTCGGGCTATCCTGGCAAGAGAGAAACAAGGCGATACAGGTACTTATCATTATGTTGATAATCTATCCCGTGCTATTCGCCATGTGACTCGACAACTAGTCGATATGATTCCTAAAATCTATGATACCGAACGTATTGCAAGGATTGTAGGCTTAGATGGTGAAGTCGATATGGTAAAGATTAACCCGATGCAACCTGAAGCCGTCAAAAAAATTATTGATGAGCAAGGCTTGGTAATCGAAAAAGTCTATAACCCTAGCGTTGGTACGTACGATGTAGTGGTTACTACTGGCCCAAGTTACATGACTAAGCGTCAAGAATCATTAGATGCAATGAGCCAACTGTTGCAAGGCAACCCGCAACTTTGGTCGGTAGCTGGCGATTTGTTTGTTAAAAATATGGATTGGCCTGGCGCACAAGAAATGGCAAAACGCTTTGCTAAGACAATTGATCCAAAGTTAATGCAAAACGACGATAAACCCCCTGAGTTACAGGCTGCTGAACAACAAATTCAAGCGATGAGCCAAGAACTCGACCAAGTACATGGGATGTTACAAAATGTTAATAAATCAATGGAAGCTCAAGATCTCCAACGTAAAGAATTTGAAGCCACTATTAAAGCGTTTGATGCAGAAACTAAGAGACTTACTGCCGTTCAAGCGTCCATGACACCTGAACAGATCCAAGATATTGTTATGGGTACGGTGCATGGCATGATTACTAGCGGTGATTTGATTAATGAGATGCCTGGGCGAGAAATGCCCGAAATGAATGAGCCAATGCCTGAACAAATGCAAGGCCAAATACCGCCAGAAATGATGCAAGGGCAAATGGCACCCCCACAACAACCAATGGCAGTACCACCTGAAGGGATGCAACAATGAAAGGCGCAGATTTTGTCGGATTATTCTTCTTAGCCCGTGATGTAACGCATAGTGTGCATTTAAACACTAGAAGTTACTCAAAACACAAGGCTTTACAGAAATTTTACGAAAATATCATTGATTTAGCCGATAGTTTTGCGGAAACCTACCAAGGTAGATATGGGTTATTAGGGCCAATTAGCCTAATGTCCGCCAAAAAAACATCAAATGTCATTGAATTTCTAGAAAATCAACTTGCTGAAATCGAATCTGTGCGTTACGATGTATGCGATAAAGACGATACACCGTTGCAGAATTTAATTGATGGTATTATTGAGTTATATTTAACAACGCTGTATAAGCTACGCTTTTTAGCATAAGGAATAATAATGGAACTTTTAAGACCCTTAGCCGATGCCAATTATCCTGGCGTTACTGCTTCTTACACAGGTACAGCAGGTTCTACCGCTACTTGGGGCGCAGGCCCACAGGGCGTAGTTGTATGGTCAACTACGCCAGCATACATTTTAGTAGGTGAAGGCGTTACAGCAACTACAGCTAGTACACCAATCCCAGCTTTTACTCCAATTCCGTTTACAGTACCGCCAGGCACAGGCGCTCCGTGGCGCGTAAGTGCAATCCGTGTTACTGATGATGGTAATGTGTATTGCAAACCAATTAATATTCGATGAGTTGGGGAGTTGCCCTTCGTAATGGAGTAGCTATTGGTTTAGGTAGCGTTATTACGTTATTTTCAGGCACGCGTGATAGTGGCGCATCCGTATCAAACCTTTTAACTGAAGCCAGCGATAATCTTGTACAAGAAGATAATGGGCTTATTTTGTTGGAGTAATTTATGACGGTTAGCATATCGTTATTTGCGTGGATTGGAGCGCAGTTTTTTACTGACGATGGCGTGCCATTAGCAGGCGGATTAATTTCCAGTTACGCACCCGGACCAACTACCCCTAAAGT